CTCCACCTCCGAACATTGATTTGATGAAATTTTTCATAATTATTATTTTTTATAATAAATATTTACTTTTCATCAAAAGTCTTTTATATTAACGACCTTGACCTCTGTATGATTTTGGTTTCTGTTCTTTTGGTCCGTAATGTTTTTTTAATTTACCAACTTTCTTTTTACCGAAAGAAATTTTAGTTGATTTAGTTGTTCCTTTTGACTTAGTTGTTGCCATAATTTATATATTTTTTAATATAAATATATTGAAATAAAAAAGGGGATAGTAGCGAACTTCCCCTTTTTCTGTTATCGTAACGATAACGGTCCTAAAAGTCCTCAGTTAAGAGGATTATTTTTCTTTAATCAACATTAAACATCTCTTTAAATATTCTTTAGCTCTTGGAGTTGGGTCAGAGTGATTCAATACCTTTTCAATATCTTTGACTAATTCTTCACCATGTTCATTTTCTTTATAAAGTTCTATCACTTTATCCATAGCTCTGTGACAATCATTATTTGTCTCATCAAAATAATGTTTATTTCTATAATTTCTTAAATGATTTAACAATTCATAAGATAAGTGTTCACCACCATCAGAAATATTTGGATGTAATCTTAGAGTTCTTAAAATGTCTAAAGTGTCAATCATTCCTTTTATACCCCCACGTCTTTTTTTAACGTTAGATGTATAATCATTGTAATCGTCAGAAGTTCCAACAATTTCATCCAAAGGCATTGTGTTGTCAGTTAAACATCTTGGTTTTTTTTCTTCTTTTTCTTCACCCATTTCTTCCAATAGGTGTTTTCTGATTACTTTACGAATATCAGATTCTTTTATCTTAATTTTTTTCATAATTAAATATTATTATACACATATAAATATATCTATAATAAGAATTAATCAAGATTTTTTTCGTTAATCTGAACGGTCTTTTCGAGCCAAATATCAAATATCATAAAATAAACCCACCAAGTTAGTTTTTGAAACTCAACCCCTGAAGAGTCTTTCCACGACACAAATAATAAGTAAACAATATTAATCATAATTGCTAACCTTATTATCACTAATATAAAAATAAAAAAGTTTTTCATTTTAATGTAATTTAATTTCAAATCTATCTTTCATCTGTTCGATTTTATCATCAGGAACTCCGTGAACATTCTCTCCATTATGTCTATTTTCAACAATGATAGTAAACACTTTATAACCATATTTTTTCGACAGTTCAAAATAATGTGTCATTTCCCACTCCATAGTAAAAGTGTTAGAAACTACAATCTCACGATACCATTGGTCGTTAACCATACTATCTTTCATATAAGTCTCAACTAAATCCTGACAATACTTATGAGCATCTTTTATCTTAGACCCATCGAACTTATATTCACCTGTTTCTTTATCAATAAAATATTTGTCCGCCTCACACACCAAAAAATCTGAATTAACCAATTTTTTAGCGAATGTTGATTTACCACTACCAGGTAATCCACGAACTATGTATAAAACTTTTTCATCCATAATACAATTATAAGGATATTTATTTGGAAAGACAAATATTATGGAATCAACACCAATGAAATTAGTTAAAAATACAAAGGTATCTGATGAGTTAATGTATCATATTGTTAATGAAATACCTTTATCTGAAAATATATTTAGAGTTTACTCCGATAAATTTTTTGACCTTATAAATGAAGTTAGAAACTTATATAATAAAAACTTAATTAGTTTAGGTGAAGATGATATATGGATAATGGAGTCTGATTTAGGTAAAAAAGTGTTACTTGAAAATGGTGAAGAGGTTTGGCTTGACGCTCCAATGTATGAAGAAGATTTAGAAGAAGTTTTAAATGAGGCAAAACATAGTGGTAAAAATGTAAAATTAGGTAGTCCATTTAGAACGCCAGGAGGACCTAAAAAGTTTGCCGTATATGTTAAAACACCAAAAGGAACTGTTAAAAAAGTTACATTTGGAGACCCTAATTTAAGAATTAAAAATGCTAGTAAGGGTAGAGCAAAATCATTTAGGGCAAGACACAAATGCGACCAAAAGAAAGATAGGACTACCGCAGGATATTGGAGTTGTAATGTATCAAGATATCGTAAAAAATTGGGGTTAAAGTCTTCAAGGAGTTGGTAATATGAAAAAAGAAAAATTAATTAATTTTATTAACTATTATTTTAAAGAATTCGGTAATCAACAAATTATCGATGAATACTCTATTGACCACGATATTGATATATATGTTCACGACATTAGAAAAGGTAATGACGGTAAATTTTGGATTTTTATTGATAGTGAACCAATAAGATTAGAACATTCTATTGAAGATGATGACGGCGAGACTGTTTCTTTTAGTGATGTTGTTTGGGAAGAGTTAAAAACTTGTTTATCCCATCTTGGACTTGACATTTGGAATTTTAGATATTTTTTTAATAAGAGAACTCTTATGCCTAATGTACCATTCGACCAAATTAGTATTTCTGAAAATACTAAAGTTAGAGTTTTTAAAGAGTCTGTTGAAAGTGATGAATTGAAATGGCATAGAGATAGAGAAAATAGAATAGTTGAGGTAATTGAAAGTAATAATTGGTTCTTACAAATGGATAACGAATTACCAAAAAAATTACTTAAAGGTAAAAAATATCACATACCTGAAGGCGTTTTCCACAGAGTAATTAAAGGTAAAGGTGACCTAAAAATAAAAGTCACCCTTAAATAACCCCCTATTTATTAAAACGATTAAGAGCGTTTTGAGTAATAAAAACATACTCAGAACCCTTAAATTCTTCAAGTGTATTAGAGTTGGTGTAAGACATCGCCGACCTTAAATAGTCCTCTAAATTCTCAACCCACCCACTTAAAGTGTATTCCACTTTATTTGTTTTACTTATCCCTTCAGATGTTTTTAGTTCTGTTTTACCCCACTTATCTTGAACTTCTTTGGTACTCATACCTCTAAAACCCTTATACAAATATTTCTTTAGTAATGGCATTTCTTCCCAAATTATCTTAGAATATGTTTGATTAATTGGTATTAGATTAAATAACATTGTTGTAGAACAAGATTCTAAAGTTTTATTTAATACTCCACCCAACATAACATAATCAGCACCTAAAGCCAATGCTTTTATAATATCATCATAATTTCTAAAACCACCGTCAGCAATTATTTTTGTTTTATAACCACCATATTCTTTAATTCTGTAACATTCTGAGATTAGAGATGCCATTGGATAATGAACGCCTGTATTTGCCGAAGTTAAACATCCGCTACCACCACCAATACCGACTCTAACATAATCAACTCCAATTTCGCAAAACTTTTCAAATGTGTTAGGGTTTGCAATATTACCAACCATTATCTGATGTTTATCAGATTTTCTAATTTTAGTAAATCTCTCGGATAATTCGTGTAATTTTTTCATATGACCATTTGCAATATCAACCAAAAATCTTGTTGTCTCAGATTCAATACTACCATCTTCATACCAATTAACAACCTCTTCAAAATCTGATAATGATATTGAATTAAATGGTTCACTTCTTTCTGAAAATACGCCTCTCGGTAAACAGACCTCTAATGCTTGGTCTAAAAATAAACTACAATTTTCTTCATCAACAACGGTATCCATTGGTGAAACCATAATTGGTAAATTACCATTTTCATTATAAGGATTAATTTCTTTTCTTGAATTAACCGAACTAATTGCTTCAGGAACTAATGTAATGTCCTTAAAATCAAACTTTTTATTCATAATTAACTAATTGATAATCAATTATAATAAATTTTTTTGTAATAACCAAAATTTAATAAAAAATTCGTATCTTTGTATTATGAAAAGAGGTAGACTATTAATAAGAACAATAATAAGAGATATTGTTAATATTGTTAAAAATAAAAAAACGGGTTTAATTTATCTACCTGAAGATAATGATTTTTATTCTGTTGGCAGATTCCCTGTTCAAGTTGGAGTTGAGGTGACGTTAAAACATAACCTAAATTCAGACAATTTTATTGTTAACGCTTATTATTCTACCGAAGATGATGTAGTTGAGGTATTAGTTATGTTTAACCCAAATACATTAGAAAAAAATATGTATGACTTAATTGGTGAGTTAAATGAAGTTGTTACGCACGAATTACAACACTCAATACAAAACTATAACGGTGAATTGGATGATAGAGATAATGAAGATTTACCACCATTGGAATATTATCTTTTACCTGAAGAACTTGATGCTCAATCAAAAGGTTTTAAAAGATTATCAAAATTAACAAAAACACCTGCCGAGATATTGATTAAAAAATGGTTTGTAAAACATTTAGATATACACAATTTAACTGATGAAGAACAGAAAATTGTAACCGATTCTATATTGGAAAATATGTAATTATTTTCCTTTAAATCTTCTAACTACCTTAGTTATTAATTCTTTTAATACGATACCTGATACAGTTAATACTCCAAATCCTGTTAATCTTGTTACCAATTCTTTTATATCTTTGGAATCTGCACCAGTTTTTGCCATATCATATAACATAGGTAGTAATGGTAAAATAAATGTGTAACTTAGAATGTTAGTTACTTTGTGTAATGTAATACCTAAACTACCAATAAACTCGACAAATACTTTTTTAAGTTCTCTACTTTTTCTTAGATATTTTTTAAAAGACTCAGTTAATCCTTTTTCTTTTATTATTGTGGTAATTTTATTTACCAAAGATTTGTTATCAATATAATAAGAGGCAATAATCCCTGTTAATATTAAACTAATATCTAAATCTGAAAATTCTGGGTTTTGATTAGCAATAAAGTCATTTAAAGGACCTACAAATCCCCCAATACTTGCTCCCCAAGTGAGTAAAAATTCTAAATTTAAACCTATTTGAGATGATGATTTACTTATAATATCTTTAACTAAATCATAGTTTCTTTTGATAACCTCAGAGAAATTACCTCCACCACCACCTTCATTTATAAGTCTTCTTTTTTGACTTTCAGTTATAATAATTGTAATTGCCATACGATATATAAATACTTTGAATATATTTATTATTAAAAATAAATTTATGGAAAGAAATCCGAGTTTAAAAGAAGGAGATAGAGTTGTCCTAATACATATGGATGGTGAATCACTACCTCCATTCACAAGAGGAGTTGTTGGAGATAATGGTCAAAGAGTTCAAGGAATTGTACAATATAAAATGGAATGGGAAGATGTTGAAAGCGGTAGAAACTATTCTTTAATAAGTAATGTGGATAAATGGGTATTAGAATCCGATTTTGAAGAAGACCTTAGAAATAGAAGAAAAAAAAGATTAGGAGAAACTTCCTATAAACGTAATATTTATAGAAAAACAAAATTATGAACGCATACTTTTTTAAAATGACAAATGAGGAAAGAAAAAACATCCTAGACCAACATAAAGACCTTTATGATGGTTATGTAACAAGATATAATCAATCAAATGAACAACCTTTATATGTTCAAGACTTTGCAAATGATAAAGCGGGAATCACCGTTAATAATAAAGGTGAGGTTGGTGAATATCGTAATATGAGAATAAATGAAGATGCTCATATTAGTTCCGAATTAACTCCATCTCAAAATATCGAGACTAGTGTCCCATTAGAAGATGATGAATTCACAGGACTTGACACCATAGGAGACGGCGATTATGATTTAGAACACGGAACATTTGGTCATGAAGACAAATCTACTGAGTTTGAATTAAAATTAGATGATTTAGAAAATTTAGATGAAGAAGAAATTTCATCTTTAACAGAGAGTGTAAATAAAAGTTTAGATATGTTTAAACGTTTTAAAAACTATTAATTTAGTTTATTAAAAAGTTATTTAATATTTTAAATTATGGAAGTTAAAGAATTAGTATCTTTTTATGTTGATGAAACTTCAAATATATTGGAGGTAACATTTAGAACAATTGATGATAGTGAAGATGAAATAAGACAAGACACTATTGAAATTGAAAATTTGGAAGAATTTGAAACAGGGTTTTTATTTGAAAAAGTAAGAATAAATGAAGACCTTGATGATGAATTTGATTACGATATGTATGATGATTTAGATAATGGGATAGGATTTGATGAAGTAATTTCATTTTTAAATGAGTATTATTTAGTTTATCCTAATAGATTACCAAAACCAGAGTTATTTTAATATGGAAAGTGATATTAACTATTTAATAAATTTAATGAAAAAATATACGACAACCGAAAGTAAAGGTGAGGTTGGTGAACAAGATGCTCCTGCGGGAGGTGGAGGAGCGGCAGCTGGAGGTGGAGGAACTGCAGCAGAATATCCTACAGTAACAAAATGGGAAAGCGGGGTTACAAGAGGCCCCGCAAATCAAATAGGTTTGACAAAATGGAGAGATACTGTAAAAATAAATCGAGGAAAGGCGAATACTTTACTATAACTAGAATATTTATAAAATAAAAATAAAAATAAAATGGGAAAATATAGTTTAAACGAAGGAAATGATGAGTTAATAAGAAGTATATTATTAATGAATTATGATACAAAAAAAACATTATCTGAAAATGAACAGAAATTAAAAAATAAAAAATCAATCAATGAAATTGCACCACTTGTAATTCCGGCGATAACCATAGCAGCACCTTGGCTTTGGGCAGGTGGAGCGGCAGTAGTTGCTGGTGTTGGTGCTTGGATAAATGGTGTTTGGGGTGGGGGAGACTCATTTGCAAAAACTAAGTCGTTTTTTGAAGGGTGTAATACTGAAATTTATAAAAATTTAAAACCAACATTAGGTAAACAAGAACATAGAGTAGCGGCAGAACAAATTTATAACGCTATTGAAGGTGTTGGTACTGATAGACCATCAATAAAATCTGCATTAGTCGGTATGTCAACAGTTTCTGACTTGTGTGCGATGTATAAGTATTACCAACAAACTTTTGGAGATTTATTTGATGATTTAGATTCTGATATAGACGGAGAAGATTTCAAAAAATATGTTTGGACAGGAATTGCTCCCCAAATAGAAGATGCTAAAGAAGACTTAGAAAAGGCAAAATCTGAAGAAACAAATCCTGAGACTAATACCGCCAAAACCGAAAATAATATTGTTAAAAACAAATGCCCTATTGGTAATGGAACAAGAAAAGAAGTTATTGATTTCCAAACTTATGTTGTTAATACAATTAAAGATACCACAATCTTAGGAAGATATGGAGCAAATGAAGACGGAATTGATGGAGTTTGTGGTCCTAACACAAGAAGAGCTTGGGAAAAATATAAATCTGATTATGAAAATAATTCCAAAGCCCCTGCGGCTGACGAAGATGAAGACTCAATTGTTGATGATAATATGAGTGATATTGACAATTAATTATTAAAAATTAAATAAAATGAAATTAAACGAGCAAGTTTCTACCCAAACAGATATAGATTTATTAAAACAGGCGGTTAGTAATAAATGTATGCCAACATGGTTAACTGATGGAAAAATTGGTAAAACCAAAAGTGGTAAAACAGTTTGGTATGGTAAGAGTAGTAAAGGAAGTACTGTAATATTTTTCCCTCCTAAAGATGGTGTTTTAACTGCCAAAAATTTAAAAACAAAAAAAATATCAACTAAAAAATGTGTTTTACCATCAGTAGACTCAACCGCAAATCCGGCGGAAACTCAACAAAAATTAACCGACTATCAACAAAAAAGTTTAGATAATTTAATTAAAAATAGTAAAACATCTACAGGAGAACCTTTATATCAAATGGAAAAACCAACATTAGATATAATAAATAATTTTGAAGAGGTTAAAGTTAACACATTACCTGGTTTTGAAAAGGATAATATTCCTGAGAATATTGTTGTTTGGAAAAGAAAAGATGTTGTTAACGCTCAATCAATAGAGTCTGCGGATACCAATGAAATTATTAGAAAATTAAATCGTTATGTAAAACAAAAAAATTATAATGATAGAGCTTTTTGTGCTAACTTTATAGGTGATTATAATGAACTAAGAAAATTAAATACTAAAGTAACTGAAAAGGAACTTTTTAGTTGGAAAGATGGTATTAAAGCTTGTAATAGTAGATTTAAATTTTATTTCACGATGGGAATGACTAAAAATCAGTTAGAGAAAATTTCTAATGATAAGGGTTCTTTTGGAATACCTGATTTATTAGGTAATAAATCTGACGATGAAAATTCAGACGAAACAAATACTGAAAATTCAACAAGAAAAGCAATGACCGAGTCCCAACAATTATTAAAAAATATTGTAAAAGAAAATTTAGAAAAAACCGCTATTAGCAAAAGAAAAAAAATAATTTCAGAAGAAAAAATTATAAATCAAAGATTTATGGTTATTGCTGAAAACGCTAAATTCAATACTAAAAAACAAAAAGAACAATTTTTCAAAAATTTATTATCAGAAATTAATGATTTAAATAATCAAAATTATAGTAAAGAATTAATCAATGAAGGTTTTTGGGATATGTTAAAAAGTATTTTTGGATATGGGGCGGACTCAATTATACCATCATTTAAAGAATTTTTAGTAAAATTAATAGTTAAAAAATTAACCCCTATTGACCCTGATGGATGGTTTGGACAATTTATCAGTACTTCTATTGGTAATCTTAACATATCAGACATTAGTAAATTAACGGATTGTAAATTTTTGTCTAAGTTTTTAACTAAGAGTGTTGTAGAAACTGTTTTAGCCAAAATGCAACCTAAAGTCGAAAACGCTGATGCCATTATTACTATAATTAGAAATGGTGTGATGGACGCTATTGATGATACGCAGTTGGCTCAAAATATTGAGAACGGAATTGCTAGTTTTATTTGTCCGTCACTTAAAAACGTTAATACCAAAATGTCAAATTTAGTTGATAAAACAAAAGAAACTTTAATGAGCGGAACACAAAGCGCTCTACAACCTATCCAATCAAAAACATAAATATAGATTGGAATAAACCGTTAAAAAGAAAGGGGGGGTTTAAATCTACTAAAAGGGTGTCGAGAGACACCTTTTTGGTTTTTATAATATATCTATAAAATTATATATTTAAACCCCAAACAGACCTAGTGCCTTTAGTTTTTAACTCAATATAGTCAGTAATTTTAAAATCTGTCAATTCATTAAGACATTTTTTGTTATAAACGTCTATCATAGATTTAATACATGGTGAACCATGTTTAATAAAAGGATGGAAATCAAGATATCTTTTTTTGGATATTAACATACAGTAAGGATGTATGTACTCATAAATAAACGAATTTTTATCTCTATCAGGTTTTTGATTAAATTCATGTCCAGTACTATCCATAATAATTTTTTTACCCACAGAATACCCCTTAAAAACTTTAAACATTTCGTAAACTAACGGTTTTTTTAAAGTAACATCACTATCAATAATCAATAAATAATTAAATTGTGATGTTCTAATCCCATAATCCATACCAGGTCCATGATGAATATTATAACCAAATCTTTTTACGTTAAAATTAGTATCACTTTCTTCCAAATCTTTAAAATAAATTTCCCCATTATCACTACCATCTATAACAGTATATTTTGTATTAGGATAAAATTCTCTAACGGTGGAGTATTGTTTATAAATTAACTCCGGTGTTTTATAATGAACGGTTAAAATTTCAAAATCTTCCATTAGTTGTGTACAAATAATACTTTATCAATTTTATAAATTGATGGTCTAGTTTTTAAAATTTCTTCAAAATAAAACCAATCGGCGGCAAATTCAGTAGAATTAAAACCAATATTTTTTGCAACTTTTGTTTTAATTACCGCAGAACCAATATCAATCCATCCTCTATTTAGTTTCGCATCTAAAAAACCATAATCCGTTTTATTATTGTTATTGATTGTTTTATGAGAATGTACACAATTAAAATAAATAAAATCTTCATTTCTTGAAAGAACTTCATTTACCATATTTGGGGTATAATAATTATCCCCATTAGTTATTAAAACATATTCGTTATTTACCAAATTCTCTAATCCCCACCCTCTTAAAATATGACCATATTTTTGAGTTCTATTAGGGTACTCAATAAAAACAATTTTTTCATCTATTAAATAATTATTTTTAGTTAAATCATTTTTTAGCTTTTCATTAAGTCCGTCATGTATTATAAAAAGTCTCCATCTATTATCTGTTTGAGATTTAATAGAATTAATGAAACATTTTAAATTTTCATCTTGACCGTAGGTTACAGTAATAATATCTATCATTATTTTTTTATTTATTATAACAATAATAACATCTATATTATATA